TTTCAGATGCCCTTGCTGTATCTTTTGATACGCACATCGGACACGATTATCTGTTAGACTACGAAGCACGTTATGAGTCCTATCATAGAAAGGAAGAGAAAATTGAATTCGACCTTGAATACTTTAACAAAATCACAAAAGGTGGTTTACCTAATAAGACTCTCAATATCGCTCTTGCTGGTACGGGTGTCGGAAAAAGTCTCTTTATGTGCCACGTGGCTGCTTCCGTCCTATTGCAAGGCAGGAACGTTTTGTATATCACTCTTGAAATGGCGGAGGAACGAATTGCTGAAAGAATTGACGCAAATCTTTTGAATATTCCTATTCAGCAACTTAATGAACTTCCAAAGTCAATGTTTGAGAACAAAGTTACTAATCTTGCAAAGAAAACTCAAGGTACTTTGATTATTAAAGAGTATCCAACTGCATCTGCTCATAGTGGACATTTTAAATCTCTGTTGAATGAACTTTCCCTTAAGAAGTCTTTTAAACCAGATATTATTTTCATTGATTATCTTAATATTTGTTCTTCCTCTCGTTATCGTGGAAACAGCAACATTAACTCATACACTTTTATTAAGGCAATTGCGGAAGAACTTCGGGGACTTGCCTGTGAGTTCAATGTTCCAATTGTAAGTGCAACACAAACTACAAGAAGTGGTTATGGTTCTTCTGATGTTGAATTAACCGATACTTCAGAATCTTTTGGACTTCCTGCTACTGCAGATCTTATGTTTGCTTTAATTAGTACAGAAGAACTGGAGGGACTTGGACAGATTCTAGTCAAACAGCTCAAGAATCGTTATAATGATCCTACTATCCACAAACGTTTTGTAATTGGTATTGATCGTGCCAAAATGAGACTTTATGATTGCGAACAGTCGGCACAAGAAGATATTCTTGACAATGGTAAAGAAGAAGAGTATGATTATGAAGAAAAGAAACCTAAAAAATCATTTGAGGGATTTAAGTTTTGATTAATATTAATAAAGAAATTCTTCCTGATGGATCTACTAAATTTACTATGACTGAAAGCAAAGTGATTGATACAAAAAAATATATTGAATTTGTTCGTCAAACTACAAGTCCTGCAAGTAGTGATTTTGCAGCACTTCTTGCACGTATGACTGAACTTGAAGCAACGAATGATGCAGATGTTCCTCGTCTTTTAACTGCTGCTCTTGGTATGACAGCAGAAGCAGGAGAATTTACTGAAGTTGTAAAGAAAATTGTAATGCAAGGAAAACCTTATAATGAAGAAAATGTTTTTCATATGAAGAGAGAACTTGGTGATATTTGTTGGTATCTTGCGCAAGCTTGTATGGCACTTGATACTAACTTTGAAGAAGTTCTTCAAATGAACTACGAAAAACTGAGTGCAAGATATCCGGAAGGGACATTTGATGTATTCAGAAGTGAAAATCGTGTGGAGGGAGACCTATGACAAAAGAAAAACAAGTAACAGTTAAAATGGATGCTCGTAGTGCAGCAGCAGTTCGTCAAGTTCTTTTTGAAGCACAACGAGGATACACTTATGATGAAGTAAGTGTTCCTCCTCGTATTGCTGATATTCGTTCAGTCATTCAAAGTATTGACGATAATCTTGGTTCTGTTCTTGGATCTTGACCCTTATAGGGTCTTTTTTTATAAATAACTAAAAAGTATTTGTAAAAATGGATCCCAAAGAACTACGTGGTTTAATGGAAGCATATTCTGAAGTTTATGCTCCTCAAGAAGAAATTGAAGAAGCAGTAAAAGGTGCTTCTCGTCACGACACTGAAATGAGAAAAGCAGCAGCATCTGAAAGAAGATCGGGTGTAAAAAATCGTCTATCAGCATCTGCAGGTAAAGCGAATGCTGACAAGATGGAAAGAGACGTGAAATATATGGATAAATTGACTAAAAATAATAAAATCATTGTTGGAATGGCTCACGAAGAAGTAAGCGTCTTTGATGTAGTTCTTGAGTTCCTTCAAGCAGAAGGATTTGCAGAAACTCTGGAAGATGCAGAGTGGATGATGGCAAATGTAATTGATGAAGAAGCGATTTCTATTGTTTTGGGTGAAGCACAAGCAGCAAGAGAAAATCCTGAGAAGTATGAAAGAGAGCAGAGTAAAAAGTATGCTCCTGTTCGTGGAGAAAAAACTCCTATGCCTCCAAGAGGAGATAAGCGTAGAGAGGACTTTGAGAAGTGGTATGCCGCTAACGTCCGCTGATAAATAACCACGGAAGGTTGCTCCAACCCCTTGATTTTTAAGTTGAGGGGTTTTATAATGTCTTCAACGGGGATATAGCTCAGTTGGTAGTAGCACTTGCTTTGCAAGCAAGATGTCATCGGTTCGAGTCCGATTATCTCCATTCTAAATACTTGAAAAGGTATCTGACAACTGATGGCTACTAGTGCTACAGAAACTGCTAAGCAAGAAAATGGTTCAAGAATTTTTTTTGAATCTGTTATTGAAACTGGAAAGGAACCGTCAGATGCAGTTATGCTAAAAGTTTATGATGGGTATAATGCTGAATGGAAAGAAACATATAGAAAACAAGTAACAGCATTAAAAAAATTTTTAGGATCGAGTAAAGGGTATGAGTATTCTAGAGATTCGGGAATAATGCCTTATATTGAAAGTATTGCTAAAAAAGATTGTGGAGTTTCTGTCAAAGATAGATGGAATCCTATGGATATTGTGATGGTTAAAAAAAATATGAAAAAAACTGTTGAAGGAACAATAAGAGAACTTACCAATATTGATGGAATCAGTCAGCAAGCAAATCTTTCTCTTTTGAATACTTATATGAAAGAGGCATTAGAAGATAAAATACTAATTGGCGTTTCTTTGAAAGCAATATCAAAAAATAAAAAAGTTGCCAGTGTGGAATTGGCAAATATGGGTGGCGACAAAACTGGAAGAGTTGATATTGATCTTATTCCAGGTTCATTGAAATGTACCCTTACTTTGGGGAAAAAGGCAAATTTTTTATTCGATACTGGAGAACTTGGATTTGATTTGAGAACAGAATCCGGTGGTCAAATACACGGACAATCTAGAAATTTTCAATACTCTCAAGCAAGGAATGTGGTTCAAACTGATTTGACACCAAAAGGAAAAGATGCTGGCGCAAAACTTGGAAAAGTTTCTAGTGTTGCGATGGACAAGTTCTTTTCGGATCTTGGAATGACTAGACCATCATCTGCATCTAAACATCCATACATTCCTGCTGTAGGAAATTGGAATGATGTTGATAAAAAATACTGGATAGATTTGTATAATAAGCTTAAGAGTAATTCTATGGTAGATTTTGGCGAAGTTGCAGTATATCAGGACGGTAAAAAAATTGGAGATACTTTTGACGAGGTTTTGGAAAATGCAATTATATACGAAACAAACACAAGTGATAGAAGTTCTGCGGGAAGATTTTCTTCAAAACTTATTGCTATGGAATGGGCTAATACTTGGGTTCAAATATCCAAAAAAGGAGAAATCAAAAACTGGTGTAGAGTTTTATACTATGGCGCAAAGAAAGAATTTGGATCTTCAAATGGTCCATTTTTGAAGATTTACTAAACAAATAAATATAAGTATATCAAAGTACAATATGAAGAATTTTTTCCAATTTCTAACTGAGGCAACTCAATCGCAAGCATCGATGCAGGCGCAGAAACTTGGCTTGCAAAGTGATGGTCACGGTGGATGGAAAAATAAGAGTGGTGAATATGTTGCAAAGACAGAAAAGGGAAAGTTAAAGTTTTATAATCAAAGACAAAAGGTTGGCGAAAAAGATCCGGACCAAGTTAGAACACCTGCAAATCAGCAGGTTGCAGCAACTCAGGTTAAACCACCAACTACTCCACCTCCCGCAAAGAGACCTGAAGTTAAAGAACCAGAAGCAGAACCAACGGGTGATGGTCAATCTTTAACTGTTGTTTTTGGTCGTTTTAACCCCCCAACAATTGGTCACGAAAAACTTCTAAATAGTGCTTCAAGAGTTGCTGCCGGTCAAAAGTTTAAGATTTATCCATCAAGAACTCAAGACCCTAAGAAAAATCCACTTGACCCAGATACTAAGATTTCTTATATGAGAAAGATGTTCCCCAAATATGGAGAACATATTGTCAACGATGAAAAAATGAAAACCATCTTTGATGTTCTTGTCCAGGCAAATGAAGAAGGATATTCAGTAGTTAACATTGTTGTTGGTTCAGACCGTCAATCGGAATTTGAAAATCTGGCAAACAAATATAACGGAGACCTTTATGAGTTTGATGAAATTAATGTAGTGTCTGCAGGTGTAAGAGATGCAGATGCTGAAGGTGTTTCTGGAATGTCTGCTTCTAAGATGAGAAAGGCAGCAGCAGAAGATGATTTTAAATCTTTCCGTCAAGGAATTCCAAAAGCTTTAGATGATGCAGAAACCGATAAACTCTTCAAGAAAGTTAGGTCTTCAATGAAATTAAAAGAAGGATATGAACTGTGGCAGATTGCACCAAAGTGTGATATGAAAAATCTTCGTGAAAACTATGTAACTGGAAGAGTTTTTAGAATTGGAGATAAAGTTGAAAATTTAAATACGGGACAAGTCGGTGAAGTAATGAGAAGAGGAACTAATCATCTGATTTGTGTAACGGAAGATGGTAATATGTTCAAATCTTGGATTAAAGATTTGTCTGAATATACTGAAGTTAAAATGGAAAGGAAAATGAGAGCACCTGGAAAACCAAATACATTATTGGGAACTGGTGGATATTTTAAGTATGCAGTTGATATGACCCCTGGATTTGAAAAAGGAGATAAAACAAATCTTCAACCAGGAGCAAAACCTTATAAAGGTTATGATGTATCAAATATTAGGCATTTCATAAATAAGTATAAGGCCAAAAAAGCAAGCACTTATTAAAAATGTCTACAAATCCACTGAACGATATTTCCAGGGTATATCTGGAGCAGGTTGCTGTTAATGAAGCAAAACAGTCTTTTCCTATTAAAAAAGTAGAAAAGCAAATGGAGAAGGTTAGAAAGGGTTCTGTCTATGCTAAAAAAGGAAATCCTGCTGTTCCTAATACAACTGACGATGAAAAGAAAAATACAACTCGTTTCTTTAAGATGCATCGTGCAGTTGAAAAGGCAACGAGAGAGAAGCAAGAGGCAGATAAGGCAAGACGTTCACCAACTTTCTATAAGGACACTCATCCAGCAAGTGCTCCCAAGATGGCAAAGGCACAAAGAGAAGAGTTTGAGATTGATGAAGCACAAGTTCAACCTCCTATGGAGAAGTTGAAAACTGGAAGACATATGTTCGAAATCCCTGCCGATGAAAGAGAGGCAGCAAGAAAGAGAGCACTTGAAAAGGCTGCTGCATTGAGAGCAAAGAAAGGGATTAAAAGTGAAGCATTAGACCCAGTAGGGAAAGAAGATGCTGATATTGATAATGATGGTGATACTGATAAGTCAGATAAGTATCTTCATAAGCGTCGTAAAGCAATTGGAAAGGCAATTTCTAATAGGAAAGGAGTAAAAGAGGCAAAAGGATACTATGATCCTATGGAGGATCCTGATTTTGATCA